CGATCAGGTCCGCCTCGACGCCGCCACCTATCGCCTGGTCCTCGAAGGCCGCGATCTCACCGCCCGCCTGATCGAGGCCCGGACCCAGGAAAATTTCACCAATCAAACGTCCAGCGAAATCGCCGAGATCCTCGCCGCCCGGCACGACCTCCGTGCCGACATCCACCGGACCAGCACACCGATCGGCGCCTACTGGCAACTCGAACACGACCGCATCACCCTCGATGCCCACAGCCGGTCCAGCACCGAATGGGACCTCTTGGTCGCGCTGGCCGGCCAGGAAGGCTTCAACGTCGGAATCACCGGCAACACCCTGCATTTTGGTCCTGACGAAGCCACCCCATCGGCCATCCCGATCCTTACACAGGCAGATTGCATCAGCCTTGAACTCGAACGCAGCCTCACTCTGGCGCGTGATATCGAGGTGACGGTCAAAAGCTGGAACAGCCGCCAGGCGCACGCCTTCAGCCAGACCGCCCGCGCCACACGCGGGGCCGGCCGGGCAGGGCGGCATTCCCGCCCGCAGACCTTCATCACTGTCATTCCGAACCTCACGCCGGACGCCGCTATGCGACTGGCGCAATCCCGGCTGGCCGAACTCACCCGCCACGAACGGGTCGTTTCAGCCGAAATGCCCGGCGAACTCGATCTTGCGCCGCGCCAACAGATCCGCATCGAAGGCACCAACACATCGTTCGACCAACTCTATTGGATCGACGAAATCATCCGTCGCATCGATGTCCATCACGGTTTCACCCAGCACCTGCGCGCCCGCAACACGACCGCTAAAAGCTGAGCCTGCAACACGCCCTTTGCAAAAGGCCCGAAATGAACCGCTTCCTGAACGCGATCAAGGCAAGCGCCTCGGCCATGGACCAAGCCACCGCGCAGCCACGCTTCGCCACCGTCACCAGCGTTGACCCAACCCGCCCCGCCGTGCGCGTCCGCTTGCAACCCGAAGGCGTCATAACCGGCTGGCTCCCAATCCTCGCCCCGTGGGTCGGTGCCGGCTGGGGCCTCGCGTGCCCTCCCGCGCCAGGCGACCAGGTCTTCGTGCTCGCGCAGGAAGGCGACAGCGAACACGGCGTGGTCATCGGTCGCGCCTGGAGCGACAGCGCCCGGACCCCCGAGGCACCGGTCGGCGAACTCTGGCTGGTCCACGCCAACGGCGCCTTCATCAAGCTCGCCAATGACGGCACCATCCGCACCCAGGGCGACATCCATCACACCGGCAATCTGTTCGTCACCGGCGATATCGTGGCCGAACAGGACATCCACGCCAACCAGAACATCGCAGCCGATATCAGCATCCGAGACAACACTGGCACGCTCGACCGGTTGCGCCAGCATTACGACGCTCACAGCCATACCGATCCGCAAGGTGGCTCGGTGGGCCCCACCACCGCTCCAGACTGAAAGGCCGCAGCACAATGGCCGACCTCTCCCACCAGTTCGGCGCCGATCTTGCGCTCTCGCCAACCGGCGATCTCGCGACCGCCGCCACCAACACGCTCACGCAGCAGCGCGTCCTCCGCCGCCTCTTGACCAATCCCGGCGATTACATCTGGAACCTCGATTACGGCGCAGGCCTCGCCCGCTTCGTGGGCCAGCCCACCGGCCCCGCCCGCATCGCCGCCATCGTGCGCAGCCAGATTTTCAAGGAGGCCAGTGTCGCCCGCATGCCGGAACCGCTGATCGACGTGCAATCGACGCGCTCGGGCATCGCCACTGTCCATATCCGCTACGCCGACGCCAACACCGGCGAGACGCAGACCCTCTCATTCCAGACGGGAACTTAGGCGATGCAGTTGCAGCTTCAGAGTTTCCAAACCCTGGTCGCCAACGCCGCCGCCGCCGTGCAGGGCTCGGCCCGCCAACTGATCGATCTCACGATCGGCAGCACCTTGCGCGCCATTCTGGAGGCCAACGCCTCGCTAGCACTTTGGATGCAATGGCTGATCGTCCAGGTCCTGGCCACCACACGGGCCGCCACCAGCGACGGGCCCGATCTCGACAGTTGGATGGCCGATTTTTCACTGTCCAGGCTACCGGCCTCGCCAGCCGCGGGTCAGGCGACCTTCAGCCGCTTCACCCCAACGCAGGGCGCGCTGATCCCGGCCGGTGCCACGGTGCGGACAGCCGATGGCAGTCAGATCTTCACCATCGCTGCAAACGCGTCCCATCTTGCATGGAGCGCAGCACAGTCAGGCTATGTCCTGGGTGCCGGCATTTCAGCCATCACGTTGCCCATCACGGCAAATGCGGCCGGCAGCGCCGGCAATGTCCAGGCGGGCAGTATCAGCCTTCTCGCCACCGCCATGGCCGGCATCGACAGCGTGACCAATCCGGCTGCGTTGCAAGGCGGTCTCGACGCTGAATCCGACAGTGCCTTCCGCCAGCGGTTCCAAAGCTTCCTGGCCAGCCGGGCACGCGCCACACCTCTCGCCATCGGCCACGCCATTCTCTCCGTGCGCCAAGGGCTCGGCTACACGCTCCAGGAAAACACGGCGCCTGACGGGACCGCGCGAGCCGGCTGCTTCCTGGTCACCGTCGATGACGGATCAGGCGCACCGGGCATTCCCCTTCTCAACCAGGTCGCCGCCGCGATCGAGCAAATGCGCCCGATCGGCAGCCTCTATGCCGTGCAGGCCCCCAGCCTCATCACCGCCAACGTCTCGCTCGCCATCACAACCGCCCCAGACAGCAACCACGTCGCCATCGCCGCCATCGCAGCACAGGCCATCACCACAGCCATCAACGCCTTGCCGATCGGCGCCGCCTTGCCCTGGTCCCGTCTGACGCAACTCTCCTACGCCGCCGACCCAGCTATCACCAATGTAACATCTGTCCTTCTGAATGCCGGCACCACCGATCTCATCGCCTCACCCTCCAGCCTCATCAGGCCCGGCACGGTTCAGGTGAACTGACATGCCAATCGACACCCAAGACCTGTTGTTCCGCCTCAAAGCCACCCTTCCGACGCGCTGGTTCGAAGGCGACACACCCATTCTGGACGGTGTGCTGACAGGCCTCGCCAGCGCCTGGAGTTCGCTGCACATCTTCTTGAATTTCACCCGAAACCAGACGCGGATCAGTTCAGCCACGGGTGATTTCCTCGACGCCATCAGCCACGACTTTCTGGGCAGCATGTTGCCGCGTCGCGCCGTCGAGCCAGACAACACCTACCGACATCGCCTGGCGCTCGAACTGGTCCGCGAGCGCGACACACGAACTGCCCTGCAATCCGTCCTCATCGATCTCACCGGCCGCCCACCGATCGTGTTCGAGCCATCACGTCCCGCCGACACCGGCGCCTGGAACATCACTGGCGGCTACACGGCAGCGGGCGGATGGGGCAGCCTCGCACTTCCCTATCAATGCTTCGTCACCGCCTACCGCGCGACCGGCAGTGGTATCGCCGACATCGCCGGCTACGGCGTCAATGCGGGCGGCTACGGACAAGGCAGGCTGGAATATGCCGGCCTCGACATGATCACCGGCGAGATCACCGACGCCGACATCACGCGGGCCATCGCGAACATCATGCCGGTTTCAACCATCGCATGGACGCGCATCAGCGACTGACAAACTCACCGGAGCATCCGGCAACAGGGGCTCAAACATGGACCGCAACATCGTCTATCCCGGCAGCATCCCTCTCGACACCGACCTGCTCGCCACCAATCGCAACGCCATGATCGCCATCGGTGCCCTCGCGCAAGCCACGCTGGGCACGAGCCCAGTCGTTGACGGCCTTGCGATATCCCCGACTACCCCGGCCAGCCTGTCGGTCGTCTGCGGCCCTGGCAGCATCAGCCAGTTCACCACCGTCGATCAGAATGCTTATGGCTCGCTATCAGCCGATACCGCTGACGGCCTCATCAAAATGGGCATCAATCTCGGCGCCATCACCATCCCGCTCACAGCACCCACCACCAGCGGCCAGGCCATCGCCTATCTCATCGAGGCCAATTTCCAGGAAGCCGATGCCAGCCCCATCGTGCTGCCCTATTACAACGCCGCCAACCCGGCCTCACCCTATCTCGGGCCCAACAACACCGGTGTGGCCCAGTCCACCTTGCGCACGCAGCGGGTCCAGTTGCAGGTCAAGGCAAGCCCACCTGCCGCCGTCGGAACCCAGGTCACGCCCAGCGTCGATTCCGGCTGGTCAGGCCTCGCGGTCATCACGCTCGGCTATGGCCAGACCCAGATCACCGCCACCAGCATCGCCCAGATGCCGACCTCGCCTGCCCTGCAGTTCAAACTCCCAACGCTGCGTCCCGGCTTCGCCCAGATCCAGGCGTTCAACAGCTCCGGCAGCTTCACCGTGCCCATCGGCGTCACCCGGGTTCGCGCCACCGTCATCGGCGGCGGCGGGGCAGGGGGCACCCACGTCAACATCCCCGGTGGCGGCGGCGGTGGCGGCGGCACCGGCATTCGCATCATCACCGGTCTCACCCCCGGCACGACCGTCGCGGTCACGGTCGGAAGCGGCGGCATCGCCCCCTACAGCTCAACCGGCGCCGGCGGCAATGGCG